CCAATGGTGACAGTCTGGTCTGGCTTAAAGGTTTGTAAGAACTTAGCGATGTTGCGTGTGACATGCACGTCCTCGAAAGGCACTTGCAAGTCTGACAGTATTACGATTCGCTTAATCGTCATCCTCATCTTCGTAGGGGATATTGTCTATGCGATTGGGTAGATTAGGGATAATCCAATCAGGGAAGGATTCACGATCACCGAGCATCCAGAAAGCATGAGTCTCTGAAAAGCCTGCCCTGCGCAAAGACTTGTAATACTCGTTCATCGCTATGCAGTAAGCATCAAGCGCGCTGTAAGTATCTAAGTCTATGACTGGTCGTTTCCTTGCCATGGCTTTATTATCGGTCTAGGAGTATGTTGTAAATCTCATCGACACGCGAATTAAGTCTCTTAATTTCAGAGAGTAAATGGGTAATGACATACCCAGACAGACCGCCAATGATGGCGATAGTGGCAAAGTAAAGGGTGAAGAAGTCGCTCTGTGTCATCGCTTAGGAGTTGCGTACCCGAATACGCCCGCTAGGACAGCCCAAAGGACAGAGCGATAATCGAGTGCAAAGTTAGATGCACCCCACGCTGCTAGGAAAGCACCTGCTGTCAGGATTGCTGGATTCTTCATGTTCATGCTGTGCCGCCTATCATTGGGATATTAAAGAACGAATCATCTGAATCGCCCTTCTTAGTGAAAGAAATATGGCAATGCTTAGTGTGCTGGTTAATTCCCGAATACTTCCGCCAACGCCACCCCATGCGAGAGGAAGCAATGCGCCCTGCGAAGATGACATAAGAGATTCTCTTATCTCCACGTTTCGCTGCAAGTCGTATCTGATCTGCAAGGTCAGGCATGAGGTCTGGCTTTGCTTTGCCAGATAAATCCCTGTCAATGTCAATGGCTCGGACGATGCCCTCTGCATCAGGATTGTGGTCAGAAGGACGTGCCGAATGACGTACATCGCCAATCCAGCCATCCGAGGTTCTATCGCGGTCTGGGTAACTATCATCGAGCTGCTCCCTTAACTGCTGCCCTGCTTTACAGAGTTTCGCGGATGGCATCACAAGCCGCACATTCCCAGCGTTTTAGGCTGTTAAGTAACAATTCATTATGCCCACATTGTGGCATTGGAGCAATGAAAGCATCGTCAATAGGATCATAAGTATGTCCGATAGCCGCATAGTTGTAACGGATATTGCCATTATAGGAAGTACGGACACATTGCTGTCCGCGATAGTTTCCATACCATTCTTCAGGTGTTAAACCATCAAGTAATTCAGTTTCATCTTTACCAACGATAACTTCAGTAACAATGTTGTTATCATCAAGGAACGCATAATGAGCCATTATTTAGTCACAGTTCCTGTTCCAGCAGTAAATCTATAGATTTTGTACCCGCCGCTTGTAGTTAGTGTGTAAGTCAATCCTGCACCTACAGAAGTTAAATCTGCATTTATATCTGGGTAGCGAATTATGACAACACCAGAACCACCATTGCCGCCAGCAGCTGCGCTGTTACCAACTGCACCGCCGCCGTTGCCTGTGTTTGCGTTGCCTGATTCTCCAGCAAAAGGTGAAGCCGCTGTGCCGCCACCATTGCCGTTTGCTCCACCGCCACCACCAGCAGGTGAGTTGAAAGCACCAGAGCCACCTATTGCATAAGTAACTGCTGAACCTGAATATGAATTAGAAGTACCTGCACCACCTGCGCCGCCGTTTGATGTATTACCATCTGCACCAACTGCTGATGATCCACCACCGCCACCTGCGCCGTTGCCGTAAGCTCTCGAAGCTGTTGCAGAACCACCGCGATAACCTTCAACTGGTGAGTATCCACCTAAGTTACCTGCGCCGTATGCACTTGAATCTGCTACTGGTGCGCCGCCGCCTGAACCGCCTGCTGCACCCCCTGGGCCCGAACCAGCATTACCATCTTCGTAACCACCATCTCCACCACCTGTTGCAGAAAATGTCGAAAATACAGAATTAACTCCGACTCCTGCTCGGCTATAAGATGCACCAGAAGTACCTGCGCCACCTGCTCCAATGGTTACTGTAAATGAAGAAGGTAAAGTAAATCCTGTACCTGTTCTCAATCCACCCGCACCGCCACCGCCAGAGACGTAAGCGCCACCTGCGCCACCAGCAACTACAAGATAATCAACTGTAGAAACTATTGCGGGTGCTTTATCTCCAAAGAGACCTGCTGTGATTGCGCCAATCATTATCCAATTGCTCCGACTACATACCAAGCATCTGTGCCAGTCTTAATGCAGACGGCTGTTTTGTATTGTGCAAGAGTTGGCTGTGCGGCTGTTGCGCCAGCAGATAGGACTGTAGTTGTACCAGAGGTGACTGCCTTGATTGTGCAAGTGCCAGCTCCGATATTGAGGACTGTAATAGCAGTTCCGATTGGGAAGGCTACAGAGGCATTAGTCGGGATATTGAAAGAGATGGCAGTTGCCTTATTCATAATCTCAAGGACTTGATACTGGTCTGCCAAAACTGCTGTGTAATCAGTTGTGTTGGCTGTGCCTACTGTAAAGGCTACCAAGCCATTGAAAGCAGCTGCCGTTAATACGTCACCTGTGGTTGCTGGGAATCCTGTTGCCATGTTGCTCCTAGTAGCTCAATGTAGATTGTCCGATTATACCGTATGTGCTGCTTCCAATAATGAAGCCATCCACAATAGGTTCAAGAGTCGTAACTGTTACGCTCATCTTGTTTGGTGAAATGTCCCAAGCAAAGCCTTGGGCTTGCAAGGTTTTAACGATTGTAGAGCCTTCTTGGGTCACATTCGTAATAGTCAGATTGTCAAAGTAATCCAAGCCAATCATTGTGTCGGTTGGGACTGCCGTGTCTAGTAAATCAACTGTCATCTCGTCAATGCGGATTGTGGTCTCTTTGCGGGTATTGACATAGTTCTGGGCTGCGCCTAGTACCTGTGCATCAGTTTCAGCCACAAGGTTCTCTTGGGTCAAAGCGTGAGGGAAGTATTTGTCAATGGAATCCTGTGAGAACACATTCTGGACTGTGCCGCCTGTGCGGTTAAACTTGACATCATTGATAATGAGTTTATCGTCAAACGCATATTTAAGATTCTTATAAGGGATGCCTGTAGTCTGGTTAAACTCGATTGGTGTATCTCCTAGAGTGCCAGTAACTTGGCTACGAGACTTAAATACTGCTGACCCGTCTGGGCTCATGTAGAACGCTCCGAGCCCTTCCGAGAACTCTACGTTCTTAATGGCATCGAGGGTGATGCGGACTGTTGCAGGATCAGCAAGGCAGGTGGCATCTCCTGTGGCTATCTGGCGCATTGAGATTGGAAACTGCACATCATCTAGAATCTTATTCAAGCGTGTGCCCGTGGTCTGTCCTGCGCCTGAATCGGCTACTGTCTGAATCTGGGACATCTGCAATAGACGGAATCCATCTGTGCAAAGAATATCTACATAGGCTGTCTCTTGCCCTGTAGGGAAGTAATACTTGTAGTCATTGACATAACCAGAGAATAAGAAATGGTCTGCTGTGGCAGTAGTGGCAGACACGCGCAGCTTGCGCAAAGGTACTAGATAGCCGAAATAAGGTGAGGCAGGATTCTGTGGGTTGAAATAGCCTAACGGATCAAGGACGCGGACTGTAGCCGTACCCGCATCGTACTGGTCTTTCATGATGTTGCGACCACGCCTAATTGAAATGCTATACACGTCAGAAGTTAAATCAACTGTAGGGATAACTACATCAGATGCACCGAATGAATTAACGCCAATAACGCCGTTATCTGGTGATCCTATGACGAATCCCGAACCGAAAATTGCCCCGCCTGTAAAGTCAAAGCTGACGGCTATCTGTGCAGGTAATGTCATCCCGCAAAGCCACCAGTTCTGCGGTTAATATAAGAAGAATCCCCAGTAGATAGAGACTGGTTCTGTAAGCCTTTAGCGATTGCGTTGGTTACATCACCCTCGCCAGTAATCTTTAACTCGACTACTACGTTGTTAGCATTAGGGTTGTAGTTAAGCCCTGTACGGGTATTGTAAGTAATCATGTTATCAGAAGGCATAGTTGGGACGTTTGTGGCTGGTACAGATGGAATTGATGCTGCTGTAGTGTTGCCGCTTGGTGGCGCTTGACCAAATGGAGTGCCAAAAGAAATAGCAGCTGCTTTACCAGCCAAGTAACTTAAGTAGGCATCGAGGTACTCGAATGGGTTGCGAGCATTAGGTAAAGCGGTAAGAAACTTTGCTAAGTTGCCAGACGCATCTTGCGCTTTAAGGATTTCGCCTGTTAATCTGGCTGCTAAATCAGCATTTCCGTTAAGTAAAGCCAGTTGAGCCTGTAGGCGTAGTTCTTCATCTTTTGTAATCTGACCTTTAAGGGCTGCCACAATCTGAATCTGCTCTAAGTCAAAGATTTGCCCAGACTTCTTAAGACTGTTCTTCTTCTTCTGCTCGGCTGTAAGAGCCTTTGTAGATGCGACTTGCTTCTTAGTTAGGGCTGCAACTTCCTTGGCTCGTTTAGCGGCTGCTGCTTCTGCATCGCGCTGCTGGCGTGTGCGGATTGCTGTACCTGCTGGAGAAGCAGAGCGACCAGATGAAACTGTAGGAGCGCGGTCAAACCTTCTGACGAGTGCGCCATCTGCGCCCGTAAGCCCACCAAAGGAAGTAAGAAAGTCAAGACCTTTATACAGCTGACGAAGTTTGTTGATGGCTTGGGCTGTAACCATAGTAATGGAGTTAATGCCTTTGGCTATATCCGCAATGGTCTTCTGTGCATCGCTGGCTTGTGAGCCACCGCCAAGGACTGCAAAGGCATCTACCAAGCCCTTGCCGATTGTCTCTTGAGCATTAGCAGATGCAACGCGTAACACGTCCATCTTGTAAGAAGTGGTTGTCAGGTAGTCCTGCGCTGCGCCAGCAGATTTAGCCAGCATAATGCCTAGAATCTCGTTGAAGCTCTTGGTCTGTAGTTCTGCTCTGGTAAGCCCTGTGTTGTACTTGATAAGTCCGCGAGTAATCCCGACATAGCCTTTACCTAAGTCATTAACGACTGTGCCTAGTTCTGTGCCTGTGGCTCGGCTAATCTGGATGGCATTGTTAAGAAGCTCTTGAGACTTAGTTAATGATCCTGTGATGTTAAGTAAAGACTGGAAGGCTGGACGAAGTACATCGTCAGCGATGGCTGCGCTCTGTTCAAGTCCAGAAATAAAGTCTGCAACCTGAACCTTAGAGAAGGAAAGCCCAAGGTTATCAACTGCGCTGGATAGTCTGCGAGCTGCTGCTTCATCCTCTGCAAAGGCTTTAACTGCTGCCTTGCCATAGGCTGCCATAGCGGATGCGCCAAGGGTAACGCCAAGGGTTTGTCCCAGCTTCTTAATTGTCTTGTCTAATCCCTTGACTGACTTCTCTGCTTTGTTTAAGCCAGTCGCATCCATCGTAGTGGCGATGCGGATTGCTAGGTCTGTCATTCCAGCCATTAGTCAGCTCTCCTTGCTCT